AATCGGATGCCCCGTTCGAGCGTTGTTTTGAGGATGTCGAGGAGACGTTTAACAAAGCGCTGACCGGCAATCGTAAGCTAGGCACCACGTGCTCGTGGTGTAAGTACCGGTTCGAGTGTTGGCCTACGCTGCAAGAGCGCGAGTCTGTGTTTTCCAAGGCGAAGAGCAAGCCGATGGTGAGCTACACAGAACTCAATAATATACCAGAGCAGGAGAAAGCATATGCATGACGAGGAACAAGACTACGATTACATGCCGGGTACGACTATCCCGTTGCAGGAACGCTCTGACGAAGCCATCGATAGGATGTTAACCGACGCTCTTAATGACGTAAAACAATTATCGATGGAGCGTAGTAAACGTATACAGATTAAATTAGCCAAGCAAACTGCGAAGGCCGTCGATATGTTTACAGAGTATCAAGAGTCCATGGCTGACTTGAATCCGTTGAAACTGCGCAGCGGTGACAAGCTCTAATTATCAATTAAAAAAAGGCTACCGAAGTGGCCTAGAAGGTAGGGTGGCGAAAGAGCTAATCGACGCCGGTGTCGCCGGTGCATACGAGGCTCTCAAAATACCTTACATACAGCCCGCGAAAGATCGGGTGTACACGCCCGACTTCGTACTCCCCAACGGCGTGATCGTCGAAACAAAAGGTATCTTCACTGTCGAGGATAGGCAGAAGCACCTCTGGGTGCGCGACTGTCATCCCGAGTTGGATATCCGTTTTGTATTTTACAACTCCCGACAGAAGATCCGCAAAGGCAGCAAGACCACATATGCTATGTGGTGCGACGCTAATTCATTTAGATATGCGGATTACAGTATTCCAGCGGCCTGGATTGCCGAGGAAAAAATCAATGACGCGTATGAAGAATTTTTTAAGCCTGCAAGCAAATCAACTCGCAGTTCTAATTCAAGTAGAAGAGGACGAAAAAAACGGTGACATCAGCTTCTCGGTGATGCCGGTGGAATCCGACGTGTTGGATGTGTCAGATCCAACCAAGCATTTTCTACGTGATTTAGTGCGAGCTATGTGCGCCGTATCGAGCATGCCCGAGGACCAGATCATGGCAATGGTGGCTGCGTACTTCGAGCACTTTCAAGATTTCTCTGACGACTTTGACGACGAGAATGTCATCCCCTTTCCCACCAAGCACTGAGGACGCTATGAAAAAATCTGAGTTGATACTCGAAGAGGCCATCTCGCTAATTAGCAATGACCGGCACAACGACCACGGGCCAGCCGACAAATCGTTCGAGCGCATCGCCAAGTTCTGGTCGCTGATCTTGGACACGCAGGTGCAACCGCATCAAGTTGCGCAATGCATGATCGCGTTGAAGCTGTCTCGTATTAATCATACTAGTGTGAATAACGACAACTGGATCGACATTGCAGGCTACGCGGCGCTCGGCGGAGAGATCGCCCAGCACTTCGAGGTGGTGTCTACCGCTATGGGCATAGACGATTTTCTGACACAGGCGCGTGCGCCGAACGAATTTTTTGACGAACAACTTGATATGTTTCAGGAGTATCCACTAGACGAAAACATCTTTGTTACAAGTAGCAGCGACATCTTCGACTTTGATTCGCTGCCCGATATCGACTGTAAGTCCGACATCCCCAAAGTGGACAACAGTCTATTTTTCTGGGGCGGACCAATCAATGCCAAGGATTAACTTTAAAGTAGGACTAACTATCGACCCAGACTTTTATGTCACACCGGTCGATGACGACATCGAAGAAGAACTAATAGACATGATACAAGACCTGCTCTACGAGGTAGACGGCGTTCTCGATATCAGCGTTAGTCGAATGAAAGGCAAAGGACGGGGGAGCGCTTGATGGCCTGGAAATCAAATTTAAATCCACAGTTCCGCAGCAAGTTTTCGGAAGATATTTTTAATTTAAAATATAAACACGAGGGTGCAGAGACTTGGTCTGTGCTCGCGAAGTTGCTTGTCAAAGATGTTTGCGGTGACCTTCGCACTGGCGAATATAAGATGATGTCAAACGACGAACTCGGCCGGCTCGAAAACTATATTAACGAATTGAAGTTTGTGCCTGGCGGCAGGTATCTTTATTACGCCGGTCGTAAAAACCGTTACTACAACAACTGTTTTTTGCTGAAGGCAGAAGAAGATACACGCGAAGATTGGGCTGCGCTGGCGTGGCGGGCCGAGTCTTGCCTGATGACGGGCGGCGGTATTGGTGTAGATTACAGCGTCTATCGCGCTGCCGGTGCTCCGTTGAAAGGGACGGGTGGCACAGCGTCGGGCCCGATCCCTGCAATGAAGTTAATTAACAGTATCGGTGCCAACGTCATGCAAGGCGGCTCGCGGCGCTCCGCTATCTACGCGAGTTTAAACTGGCAGCATGGTGACATCCCTGCTTTTCTACGTGCAAAAGACTGGGACAGTATGCCGGTCGGCAACACCGGCCAGACCTTGAAGGACATCAAGGAAGCGGACTTCAACTTCCCGGCGCCGCTCGACATGACCAATATCAGCGTGAACTACGACACTGATTGGCTGATGCAGTATTGGAAGACGGGCGACGTTGGCGATGTGTTTAGGCAGAATGTGCGTCAAGCGCTGCGCACAGCGGAGCCAGGGTTTTCGTTTAACTTCTTTGACAAGGAAAACGAAACGCTCCGCAACGCATGCACTGAAGTTACATCAGAGCTAGATAGCGACGTGTGTAACCTGGCCTCAATTAACATGGGCCGCGTTCAATCATTAGAAGAGTTCTCAGATATCGTAGAACTGGGCACAAAGTTTCTGATCTGCGGCACCCTGCGAGCGCACCTTCCGTATCAAAAAGTATACGACGTGCGGGAGGCGACCAGGCGGCTGGGCCTCGGGCTGATGGGCATGCACGAATGGCTCATCAAAAACGGCCACCGCTACGAGTGTGTGCCTGAGTTGCACAAGTGGCTAGAGATCTACCGTGGCGTGAGCGATAAAACATCACGTGAGTTTGCGGACTCCCTGTCGATCTCGCGGCCCGTGGCCAACCGGGCAATCGCACCGACGGGCTCCATCGGTATCCTCGCCGGCACCACCACCGGTGTCGAGCCGCTGTTCGCTGTGGCGTACAAGCGACGGTATTTGACGGGTGGCACCCGCTGGAAATACCAGTATGTCGTAGACAGCGCCGCGCAAGAACTAATTGACATGTACGGTATCGAGCCCGAGAGTATCGAAAGCGCTCTGGATCTGGCCGAAAACTACGAGAGGCGCATGGCGTTCCAGGCAGATGTGCAAGACTACGTGGATATGTCCATCAGTTCGACCATCAACCTGCCATCGTGGGGGAGCAAGCTAAACAATGAAGACACAGTTGACAGTTTTGCTGACACGTTGGCTCGCTATGCACCCAGACTACGTGGCTTTACCTGTTATCCCGACGGCGCACGTGGTGGCCAGCCACTTTCTGTAGTCCCGTACAGCGAGGCAGTAGATCGCCTCGGCACGGAGTTCGACGAGCACATCGAGACGCATGACATCTGCGAGATCTCTGGGCAGGGAGGCAGTTGTGGCGTTTGATAAAGTAAAAAAGAAAAAGGGCAAATGGCGCAAGCCTGATGCCTGGCGCTGTCCGAACGGCATGGCCTACCAAGAGGGGCTAAATGCTTTCTGGGCCAACCGCACGTGCCCGTTCGAGCCGCACACGATGGAGCATCGAGAGTGGCAGCGCGGGTTTGATGCCAGCTACTTTCGTAACCGCGCCGGCTTGCGATGAAAGCAGGCATGAAAGAACAGATCACCGGTTATCTAGGTGAATTATCGGTGGAGCGGTTTTTTCTGTTGCGTGACATAAATTGTCGCAGGGTGGACTTCAGCGTGTTCGACGCAGTTGTGGATGACAACAGCACGTTGTACCGTCTGCAGGTGAAGTGTAGTGCAAGGGGCAGGTGGAGCGTCACTGGTGGTCGCAACCGCAAGAAACAATACAAGCTCGCAGACGTAGACGGTATCGCGCTTGTGGCGCTAAACCGTGCGGGTGACGACGACATCGCGTTCTTTACGATGGATGAGATAGATAAGAGAACGTACACCAAAGATACCGTGCCGGT